GCCGTGGGATCCAGAAGCTTATAAAACTGGTCGTGTTGAATACATGGAAGAAGAATTAAATCAATTAATGCATGAAAAACAAAAAAATGAGGCAAATGCAAAACAAAATTTTGAACAAAGAGTAAAAGAAACAAAGCAAAAGGCAATTGAAGAAAACATGAAGAAAGCTGAAAAAAGTGGAAATACATTAACTCAAACAATTGACGATGATGGAAATCTTATTGGTATCAATAATATGAGTACAAAAGAAAGTACTTTTACACAAAATGCAGAGGAATCTGAAAGTATAACAGCTGCGGACATTCGTGCTGAATTATTTGAAGGTGATAATATAGTTGTTGGTAAAACAGATTATGGACAAAGTGAATTAATAAGTGGTCCATTTGCAACAAAAAAGATGAAGGATGGTATGGAAGAAGTTGATTAAATAAAATTTATATTTTATATAAAATTATATTTTGAATAATATAATTATAAAGACAATAATTATATTATATATTATGAAGATAGGAGTAGCTATTCCATGTTACATAGGGCACATTGTTCCATTGTTCAATTTACTTGATTCTATTCAAAATCAAACTCTTCTTCCAGACAAAGTTGTAGTCAGTTGTTCTTCTAGCAAAGATTCAGATTTTGGATCAGAATTATATAATGAAAAAATGCAATCTTACACATTTATCTTGCAAATAATTACTAACAAAGAAAAGAAAAATGCTGCGCAAAACCGTAATATAGCGGCTTCTCAATTATCAGACATGGATTATTTAACTTTTATAGATGCAGATGATTTGATGCATCCACAAAGAATAGAAATATTATTACATGTATTTCAAGAATATGATAGTGATATTATTTTACATAATTATTTCATTGACGTAACTTTTGAAAATGAATTATTTAAAAAAATACCGCAAGATGATATTAAAATAAGATTAAATTCATTAAGACAACACTGGTCAGGTTGTATAGAACATATTGATTATTATTATATAAATGAAGGTATTCATCATTCGCAAGTATCGGTTAAAAGCAATATTTTTAATAAAGTAAAATTTCCAGAGGAAATAGAATATACTAGAAGAGAAGATTGTATCTTTTGTCATAGAGTTTTTAATTTAGATGGTATCACTAATTGCTACATTGCAAATAAATTATCATATTATCTGCCATCAAACACTATTTTTTAGACTATTTACATGGGGTTTTCATGTAACCCAATAGTAAGAGGATATTTAATAAAACAGTAATCACTCCATGTGGTATGAAAACTGTGATTTAATTCACACCATTCAAACAAATATTTGCCATTTGAAGCTTTCAAAGGAAATTCTTTCCATAGTTTGTATTTAAAGTGAAACATTAAATTCATTATACACATTTCATTGGTTTTACATAATGTATATTTATTCATAGCATTTATTAGTTCGGTTTTATTACATATTTTTAAAATACTTGTATCATATATCCACATACAATTTAACATGTAATACGAATCAAAAATTGCGTTGCCAAAATCTTTTTTAATAATTTCTATTGTTTCTTCATTGTCAAAACTCAATTGATGTTTAAAAATTTGATCGCTTCTGAAATTTGGAGAAGCATCATTAGGAGCTAAAATACAGTTGTGATAGTCTAATTCTAATAAATATTTAACATCATCTAACACTCGCATTCCTGCGTCCAAAAATACAACTCTCTCCCATTGTAAAAAATAATCATCAAACACGTGTAATTTTTCCCATTGATTCAATTTATGAATCTCTCTTTTATCACTATTAGAAAATCCATTTGGTCCAATTTCATTCAATAGACTTGTTTTATCAATTAAAGGGAATTTTTGTTCAATTATATTTTGAGAAACTTTATAAGTTTCTTCCAAATCAAAATCAATTGTAATTAATACAATATCTCCATGCCAATTTCCAACCATTTTTAAATCATTAATTGTTACAGAAGCTTTATACATATAAGCTTTATCTGTTAGTAAAACAAATACAGTATTGCTAATATTATCGTCCATATAATAAAATTATAAATTCAACCTTTTATATTTTTATTATAAACATTAATATATTTTTACCATTTAGTTTTTTTTACACTAATTTTCTGTCCATTTCCCCTCTTCTTGTTTGCATTAGGATCATATTTTTCTTCTTCATCATCTGAATTATAATTTTTAGATAGTTCCCAGAATTCTTTTGAACCTAATCTAAAATCATTATGATTTTCTGCCTTGTACCAAAAAACTTGATCTTGTAATTTATTAGATTTTACATTGTTATTAATTACTAAGCATTCGTAATTTTCTGTGCACTGATCCATCACCTGACAAAATGATTCAAATGTTGGAAACATTCCCGCATAATTATCATAAATACGTCGTCTATTTGCAATATAGTTCTCTCTTAGAATAAAAACATAATCAATATTTGTACGAAGTGTTGGAGGAATACCAAGCGGATATTGCATAGTAATTACTAACATGATCTTCCAATGACGTCCGTTCATAAATAGAAGACGCATCATTTTATCACGAGACCAAGTATTATCATAAAGACAATCATCTAATATAACAAAAGCGCGAGGATCTATTGTAGTTCGTTTATATGTTTCCATTTCTTTTTTTATTTGTTTCAGAACAGTCCTTTGTCTTTTCAATATATTTTCTATAATAGCAGTATTGTATTCATTATGTATGAATAATCGCGGAACCATTTTCCCGTAAAACCCGTTGCCTTCTTCTGTACCCGAAATAACTGTTCCAATAGGTATATCTTGTTGATAATAAAGTAAATCTCTTACTAAAAAACTTTTGCCTGTGTCACGTTTACCAATGAGGACTATTACTGGGCCCTTTGATTCATTGGATTTGAAACTAATACTCTTCATATCAAATTTTTTTAATTCTAAAGACATTTATTAAATTTAGAAAAATAAATTTATAAATTTATACGAATTCCTATCAATTTATATAAATAAGTTAAAAATTCATATTATTTATATCAATTACCTAATAATATGACTATATATAACATCAATTACCAAAAAAGGAAAAATATTGAGTTGTTTAAAACTTTAGAAAAACCAGAAGTCCTTTTTCTCTCAAATACACAAAATTATATTCCAATTTACAAAAGATTTTTTTCATTGAATGATTTAAATCACAAAAATATAAATTTAAATCATAAATGGTATTTGTATAACATTAAGAATAGAGTTGATACTAATATTAATAATACAAAAAATTTATTTCAATGTACTATAAAAAATTTAGAAAACGACGAAATTAAAAATAAAGATATTTTTATAAAATTGGCACCATTATTAGATCCTTTTAAATTTTTAGTTGGTAAATATTCTAATATGAGCCATGATAAATTATACAACTTACCCAGTTTAGATACTAATAATCAATGTAATTATAATAGTAAATTTTTGGACACAAATAATTCAGCTTATATAGATGGTTTTTTTGTTTATTTGACATCTTTATTAAAAAATAATTATACTTTTAATCACGGATTGGAATATTATGGATCATTTCTTGCTATTAAAAATAATTTTGTAATCAATGTATTTGATGATTTGGATTATTTGACTAATTCAGATTTTTTCAATAAAAACAAAAATATTTTATTTAAGATTGATGAATATGAACATTTAATTAGAAATCATAAGGAGAAATTAAAAACCATAAAAATAGATTATACTTCAACTGCAAAATCCAATTTGTCTTTAAATTCAATTAATAATGAAATTTTTGAAAACTTATTTGATGACGATTATAAAATTTCAAGTGAGTGTAATCACGAAGATAATAATATTATGGAGGATATTTTACAAATTGATAATAATAATGATAATGATAATAATAATCTAGACGGAATAGGAATAAATAATATTCCTACAACTTTAAAATCAAATTCTAGCTCTAGTTGTTCATCAAGATTATCTTATACAAACAGCGAATACAGTGGAGATAGTCAAGATATTCAAGATAGTCAAGATATTCAGGACAATGAAAACAATGAAAACAATGAAACAAATAATTACGATAATAATTCAGAATGCAGCATAAGATCGGGAAGTGACTGGGAAGATATTAATTCTGATAGTGAAGAAAATGAAGAAGATTTTGATGAAGAAGAAATAAATGCAACAATCACTAAATTCCCAGTACAATTAATTTGTATGGAAAACTGCGAAAATACACTTGATGATTTAATATTAAACAATAAATTAAACAATGATGTTTGGTTCTCTGCTTTAATGCAAATAATAATGATATTAATTACATATCAAAAAGTATTTTCTTTTACACATAATGACTTACATACAAATAATATAATGTACAATGAAACATCAAAAAAATTTATAATTTATCATTACAATAAGAAAATATACAAAGTTCCTACGTTTGGTAAAATATTTAAAATTATTGATTTCGGGAGAAGTATCTATAAATTTCAAGGTAAATTATTTTGCAGTGATAGTTTTCAAAACGGAAACGATGCAGCTTCACAATATAATACAGAACCATATTTTGACGAAAAGAAACCACGATTAGAACCAAATCCTAGCTTTGATTTATCACGTTTAGCTTGCTCTATCTTTGATTATTTAGTTGATGATTTAGAAGAAATCAAAGATTGGAACAAAATTGTGGATCCTGTTAAAAAAATAATAGTAGAATGGTGTTTGGATGATAATGGAATAAATTTATTATATAAAAATAATGGAGATGAGAGATATCCAGATTTTAAATTGTATAAAATGATTGCTAGACACGTTCATAATCATACACCACAAGTTCAATTAGAGCGACCAGAATTTAGACAATTTTTGATAACAAATAATTCAGATATTTCTAATGCAAATAATATAAAAATTGATATTGATCAAATTCCATCATTAGTATAAAATATAAAAATAACATTTGAAATTATTATATTTTATAAATATAATAATAATAATAATGAGTGTTGGCAAGTATTGTTTTATAATGTCAAGACACGTAAACTCAGAAACAACAAATAATTATTGGAATCACAGCATAAAATGTATAAGGCGATTATATCCTGATGTAAAAATTGTAATTATTGATGATAACAGTAATTATGATTTTGTAAAACCACATCATAATTACAAAAATATTCTTATCATACAATCCCAATATAAAGGTTGTGGTGAACTTTTGCCTTATTATTATTATTACAAAAATAAGTTTTTTGATAACGCGTGTATTATTCACGATAGTATTTTTATTCACAAAAAAATAAACTTTGACAAGATTAAAAATATTGATGTATTACCATTATGGCATTTTCACCCGGATAAGGAAAATGTCAATAATTCTTTACAATTAATATCAAATTTTAAAAATCAATTTTTATTGTATAAAAGTTTAACTTTAAGTGATATATCAATTTTAGGACGACAACCTGAATGGTTTGGTTGTTTTGGTGTCCAAAGTTTCATAAATCACAGTTTTTTGATTAGAATAGCCAATAAATATGATTTATTTACATTATTAAATAAAGTACATTCTAGATCAGATAGATGTTGTTTAGAACGAATATTTGGACTAATTTTCAATTTAGAATCTGATATTACAAAAACTTACAAATCGTTGTTTGGTAATATTCACACTTATAATAGTTCTTTTGACTATACCTATGATAAATATAGATACGATTTGACGGTTAGAAAAAAATTACCTAAAGCTATTATAAAAGTGTGGAGTGGACGCTAATTTCCACCTTTAGAAAAGGTGGAGCCAAAAATCAACCTTTTCCACCTTTGGGAAAGGTGGAGCCAAATATCAACCTTTGGGAAAGGTGGAGCCAAATTTCTCGGACTTTTGCACAACTTTTTTGAAAAGTTGTTAGAATTCTGGATTATTGGTAAAAACCGGTGTTACTCCACCACTACCAGATAAGTTACCTCCATTTTGCATAACTGGTTTCAATTGTTCCAAAATAAAATATCCTGATACAACACTAAAATAAACAAGGAGAGAATCTCTCATCAACAATTTCAACGGTTTACTATCTTTTTCAATATATCTCATTTCAATAAATTTTACAATTAAAAAAATAACAGATATAACTGCAGCAATGATAAAAATGTTTTCCATATTTTTCTATCTTATTAAAATACTAAAGCACATTCTTATTTTCAATTTTACGCAAATTTTTATAAAATTTATTTTGTAGTTTATAAAAATATTTAATCAAGTAATTCTACATCGTCAATAATTAAATCTGGTAATGTTTCTAATTCAGGTTCATTAATTACATGAACATCTAAACTGTCTAGATTAATAGATTCTTCGGATATATTTAATTTTGTAGGACTGTTTTCGTAATCATCATCTGTTTCAAGTTTTCGTTGATTATATCTTAATTCACTAATCTCCTCAAGTCTCTCAATATCTTTGGGGGCATTTATTTGTTGTTCATTATTATATTGATCTTTAACCAAATCAACATTGCTAAATGATAATTTTGAATTTATATTTGAATCTAC